TGTTACAGTCAGATTACCAGGTATAGTTACATTACCACTAAATGTTACGTTTGCACCACTTGCAGTAAATGCAGTTTTTAATGAAGATGTATATGTGTTAATATCAGAAATATGTCCATTAACTGATGCTGTATAAGTTCCTAATGTAGTGAACTTACCTTCAAATGAACCAGTCTTTGTGTTTATATCACTAATATGACCATTTACACTTGCAGTGAACGTATTAACCGATGCAGTTGCTGCTGCTAATTGGTCGATTCTTGTAGTTTGTAATGTATTTAAAGTATCATTACTCGATGTATAGGCGTTGATATCAGCAATATGGCCGTTGAAACTTGCAGATGTAGATTCTAAATTATTTAATCTAATTGTTGCACTTGCAGTAAATTGGTTTAATGCAGTTACTGCACTACCAATACTACCACCACCAATTGATGCACTTAATGCATTTATTGATGTTGCAACGGATGAACTAAAATTACTAATGTTACCAGTCAAATCAATGATGTCGTTTCCACCACTACCCAATAGATATAAGGTTGAACTACCACTTGCGTAGTAAGGAACACCTTTCATCATTCCATTATAAGTTCCTGCTCCAAATACGTTTGGTGCAGAATTCCCCATAAGGAATCTATTGATTGCTTGTACTTGTCCATCGGCAGGTACAGCAAATACTAATGAACTACCATTGGTTACAGTCAGGTTCGATGAACCAGATGCAATTACTAATTCACCTTTTACTAATGATGAGGTTACCGCCGAAAGGGCTTCCAACGAACCACGTCTGTGTTTAATTATTTGTGCCATATTGTTGTTATTCTCGTTTGAGTTATTTCTTTACTTATCATAAATATATTTTTTTTTTCGAATCGTATCTATAATTTAAAATATATGTTTTATTTTAAAATTCTCCCATATCAATACTTAAATTAGAAGTTGTAACTGCTAATTCGGCATCAGTTGCAAATGTATTGTCTAACGATGATGTGAATTGATTTAATGGTTGTAATATTGAAATTATTTGTGAAGAACCAGATACTAATGTTGGTCTATTTAATATATTTTCATATTCAATTGAAGATGCCTGTGTTCCACCAACTACCCTAGAACCTGTCAAGCTTCCAGTTGTATCGGACAATATAATTTGTGCCGATGAACTAATAACACCATTAGGTAAAACTGCTCCAACATTATTTGTTATAATATTTACAATTGATTGAGAAAATGTAGTTTCAATAGATTGGGATACTATACTATTTACCGATGCACTAAAATCCGTACCAACTGCTGCCGATGTTTGTAGTGCCGAACCACTTTCTATTTGTTTTAATCTTATAAAGTTTGCCATATCCTATAAATATCTTTCTTTATTATAATCCGTAATTAGATTCGTCAGCATTATAATTACTCAAAATTTCTGCATCCGTCAATGCTTTATTATATACTCTCATTATGCCAAATCTACCATCAAAATTAGTTCCATCACCTTGACTTGTAAAATCTGCAAAACCAAAATTCATATAAAATGCCATAGAACTATTCATTGGTGAATCCCACGATACATTTACCGAACCCTTAAATACACCATCAATATATCCTTTACATACTGAACCATTATAAGTTAAAACTATTTGATGCCATTGATTAAATGAAACTGCACCTATATTTCCGGTTGAACCTACTGCACTTCCGTTCCAAAGTCCAACTTCTAAATTACCACCAACTATTTCTATTGCGGAATGGTGATATGATGTGTTTGGAGTTGTAGTATTATTATACTGAACTAATACTCCGTTATTGGTTGGATATACCCATAATTCTACCGAATGAGTTTCATTAGCCGATGTTATTAGTGAACTTAAATTTGGTGTTGTTATATAATCATCAACAAAAGTAAAATAATTACTGGTCCAAGTTGGAGAACCTGCAATTGTTCCATTTCTACTATTACCACTTATATCAGTAATAGTTGCCCCACTACCATTATATGATGCCGTATTAAATGTGTTATAATGTAAAAGTAAATTTTCAGTAACTACTGCGGATGTTGTTGGCCATATTTGATTATTATTCAAAAATGCCTTTGTTGCGGAATTTCCGTTAAATCTTATAGAAGTTGCATTTCCAAATACTGGCATAACTTATCCTATTATAATGTAAAGAGTTCCACTTACTGGTGTCAATGCTGCGTATGAAGCCGATGTTATAGTTTGTATTGATGCTACATTTGATGAACTAACAAAACTAGCACTCAATGCATATCTTGTATCAAATGATGATGTTAATTGAGATGAAGAACTTATTGCCCCATTCAAACTTGTCAAAAACGAACCCGTTTCACTTTCGGTAATCCAACTTCCACTTACATTCTCAATTGCGTTTAATCTATTCACCAAAGATGATGTAGATTGTGATGCAGTATATTCGTTAAATGATGATGTTTGTAATCTTGCATTTATTCCATTTGTAAATGCAGTATTTAGTGTAGATTGTGAAGATGTAAATGAATTTAATAAACTTATATCAATTGAACTACTAACAAATCCAAATGATGTAATTTGTGCAGATGAAGATATAGTTCCCACCGGTATTGTTGTGGATGAACTAATAAATCCTAATGTAGTTATTTGTGCAGAAGAACTTATTATACTTCTACCTTTTGTTTCAAACGAAGATGTTACGGATTCCAAAGAAGATAATCTACTTCTATCCAATATATTTACCCTACTGGTGACTGCATCTGCTAAAGTATCTAACTCAATTTTATAAGTTGTACCACCATCAATACCCAATAAAGTTGTATCCAACGATGCGGATGTCAATGCCGTTAATTCCGATATCTTTTTTCTTACGTTTGCCATTTATTATATTATTATATCTAAACCATCTTCGGTTGTTATTACTGAATCATCTTCGGTTGCTACTGGAACATCCACCAATTTACCCATAACATAAATATCATTTATACTTACATTATCAAAATCTATGTATTCATTTCCCAATGTAATTACAACATCATTTCCAATTTCTTTAATTGTATAATCTCCTGGAATATGTAAACCATATACTAAAATTTCAAAGTTATTAGGTGATGCCCCTTCCGTTCCGTAATCTAAACTAACATTTAATATTGTTAATGTATTTTTAGAATTATCAAAAGCATCAACTTGTCTACTAATATATCTTGCACTATTTTGTAATATTTCTTGATGAAAATTTGATATGGTTGTTTTATTATTTACTAATTTTACAGGATTTGGATTGGTTTTTGTTTTAGATTGAAATCTTGTAGTATTTGGAATTTCAATATTCAATAAACTTCCCGTCAAATCACTATTGATAAGATTATTTATATTAACCTTTGCAGCAACTTTATTTAGTTTTTTATTATTTGAATTAAATTGTCTAAGCATTGTATTCTATATCTCCTTCTATTTCTATATAGTCATCAGAATCTAACGTATATTCAAAATTTTCTTTTTTAAATTTAATCAATAATCCTGTTATTCCTTCTTCAACTTCATAATCTGTTGGGTTTATTGATTGTGTATTTATATAAATTGATAATCTATCTTGTGTAACTCTATATTCAATTTCTCTTAATACATCTACAAATTTCCAACCTTTGGCTTCCCAAATTGAGTATGTTGTATTAGATAAATCTTTTGGAATTAAAGAAGTTTTTCCAATTTTTCTAAACATTTTTTGAGTAATATCTAATAAACTCCTTTTCATTATAAATCTATAAATTTACCAGTTATTGCAATTTCATCTGCATTATCTACTAAAAATCCTAAATTAACTTCATTAAAATTTATAGTTAACGAATTCGATGTTATAGTAACGGAAAAATGTGTATTATGATAATATCTTGTACCATTTATATAAACCTTAATATCATATGAATCATCACCGACTATTAATCCACTCGATATTACAGCTGCAAGTGTCGCTGGTGCTTTTATTAATTTTATATTAGAAAATATTGTGATTGGGGAACCAGATACTATTTTACTATTATTTAAAGATAAAAAATCAATTAAATCCTTATTATCATAATATGGTGATGGCGTTGTTAACATACCTTCCAATCTACCATTACCAGTTACATCCACTTCGGTAGATACTACTACTCTTTTTGTAGAAAATGTTTTTTTAGTTGTATCTTCTCCGTCAAATTTTTCTGGAAGTAAATATGCTTTTACCGTCAAACTAAATTCAACTCTATTAATTCTTTCAGTTCCTTCACCTACTTCATTTACAACATTATAATCGGAAATTGTAGTTAAAAATTTAAATTTAGCTTTATCTCCCCAATATTCATCCGCTGCAAATGTGACCGATTCAATAATAGTATTTAATTGTTCTATAAAATTTGTCCAAGCCATACACTCATACGTTATTTCCACATAATCTGGCATTGTTATTTTATAAATTTCATATGATGGTTTCTGATTTCCTAAAATAGAAAATTTATCATAACGATTATTTTTATTATATTTTGAATATGCAGCATATGATACGTGTCTATTAAATACCGGAATAGAATCATTTTTTGCGATAGATGTTCTTCTAATCATCATTAAAGGTAATTGTATTTTACCCTTTGAATCTCTGTATATACCCTGTCTACGTGCACCAATCCATCTTTCTGAATTACCATATATAACTGGTATTTTTATAACATCCCCGTTACCATCCTCTAACGTTGGCAATGCTACATCTTCTAAATACGACATCATCGCATAATCAATATCAAAAAGAGTTACACTTTTTTTAACATCACCCTTTTCCGATTTTAATTGAGATGCTCGATTTATTTCTTTCTTTAACGGGTCTTTTGCCATAATATTATTTTACTCGTTCTTCTATGTTTAGAGATGATTTACTTACCATAAATGCAGTTACAACTATACTAAAATTATTTGCAGGTTGGCCTCCGATAAATTGAATTTCATTAGTATTACCAATTTCATAATAAGAGTTATCAAAGTATACCACATCTCCCACTTCTGGATAAATTCCTTTTTCTTCACAAGTATCTCTATCAAATTTAAAAGTTATATTTTGTGTATCATCAGGACCAAATCCTTCGTATTGAACGTTCTCCGGTTCTTTATCTGCCAATGCATACATTTCTACTCCTTGATGCCAAGTTTTATTTACGGATTCACCATAAATGTTTACCTTTGTTTCATATATGTTTATTTTATATAAAACAACAGCAACTTGTATTACATCATCCACTAACTCTCTCGCTATGGATTTAAAAAACGTCAAATCATTACCTACTAAAAACTTTGGCATATTATCCTACATATAATTTTAATGGAACTTTTCTTAACATTTCTTGATGATGTGTAGATTCCTGTGCTTTATTTTCCATCACCTTGATTCTACTCATTTCTTCTAAATTTTGTCTCAATTGTTCTATGAGAGCATCTTTTTCAACCTGTGCTTCAGCTCTTAATGCCGCGCCATCTAAACTTACCTCACCATCTGGTATTGGGACAGTTGAATATTTCTCTCTAATCGCACCTAATAATTCTTTTGATAAAGCTAATGTATATTTTCTAATCCATTGTTTACCAACATCATTAATATCCCCATATTGTATAAAATTATATGGAATATCAGAATAATCAGAAAGTGAGTCAGCTTGAATAGTTTGAGAATCATGTTCAAATTCATCTCTACTCATATATTCAAAGTAAACTCTAGTCATTCCTGTTCCAGTTGGTACAGGGAATATTTCTAATTTATTATCTACTATATTAAATGTATGTGCGGATTTACGAATATGGTCATTAAATTCAATTTGTTGCATTCTTAATACATCCTCATATAAAGGCATCATTAAGAATTGTGCTGCTGGTGAATAGTTACCAAATCCTAATTCTGAAATTAAATTCAAAGTACCTTGTGCTCCTACCGAATATGGGTCAAAGAAACGAGTAATTGCAGGAATTGCTTCGTGATACACTCTCATAACATCAATCGTAGATGATGAACCTGATAAGGATGAAGATATTGTGTTACCGCTTTGTACATCAATTGCACTATTCATTAAATCATATATTTGAACAGATGCAGTCAAATTTACATAAGCTTTTTTAATTGCAGTAGAACCACCCACACCGGCTAATGTTCCATATTGTTGTGCCATACGAATAGTAGTTGGTAAATATGAACCATCTACAAGTGTTTGTGAATAATTTGCAACTCTTCCTTTTGGTTGGCCTCTTAAAATATCAAGGTTATTACGAAGATTAAATTGATTTACTTGTGCAGAATATTCGGAAGTAGATTCTTCAAAACATGCCCAAATTTGTGGATTATCTAATTCCACATTAATAATTGGATGTCCTAATCGTTTAGCAACCCAAACTGCGGTTTTTGGTGCATCGGTTTTAAATTCAGTATCATTATCATATATTCCAAATGGAGTTGCTTCCATTGATGCGGAAGCCGATAAAAATGCGTTTAATGTTGAACCAGACCAATATGTGTTTGCAGACATTACTTAAAATTTATAGTTTTACTACTATAAATATGAATTATATAAATAAAAAAGGGGAAAGTATTTCTACTCTCCCCTTTTTCTTTTATTGTAAGTCTATTACTTATCTAATCTACTCAAAGATTATAAAGTGTTTAAACCTTCAACGACAATCTTACCATAAAACTCTGGTCTTACGATTTTCTTAGCGTATCTAGTCATAACACCTCTTCTCGGAGTGAAGTTAGTTGGGTCATAAACTAATGGAGTCATAATCAATGGTACATAAGGTGCGTAAACTGCTCCTGTTTCGAAGAAGTTAGAACCTTTGAAGCCCATTAAGATAACGTTCTCTGTCATGTACGGGTTTTTGTAAACGTCATATCTGTTAGAGATAGAACCGATGTTAGTTACACCTGCTGCGAAAGTTAACGCGTCCTTACCAGGATTTGCAGAGAAACCATTCATTGATTCTAAAATTGTAGCTACGTTTGGAGATACAACGATAAAGTTTGCACCACCTCTCATAGTTAATTGGTGAATCTTGTTAGAAACTTTTTGTAATTTAATACCTAAAGTTTGGTACCAAGTTGATTTAGTGTAAGCTGAAGCAGCTGCTGCGTTAGAATCTACCGCGAAGTTGCCAGTTGCACTATTGTAATCGTATCCAACTCTTGCAGACCAATAATCAGTTGTAAATGCGTTTTGCTGTAACATTTCAAGAATTTCTAAATCAATTTCTAAAGAAATGTATTCAGATAACATTTGAGTTAACTCAGCTTCAGCGTCTACACTATGGTAAGCGTTTAAATCTTGAGCTAATTCAGGAGTCCAAATTGCTTTTAATTTTCTTGTCTTAGCAACGATGGGTTCAGATTTCAATTCTAATTCGATTTCTGGGATTGCTAAATCTTGTCCTCTATCTTCGAAGTCACCTCTTGAGATATCGGTTGGTTGAATTGCGTAAGCAATTTGTGGGTTACCATATCCACCAGCACCATGTACAACTGTTGCTACAGAAGCTGATACGAAGAATGATGCAGAACCTACTGAATCAATCGAAGTGAATTGTGGTAATTGAGCTAATGAACCGGTTAAAGAGAAAGTTCTGATTGAATTAAAATCAGCATCAGAAGGTAAACCTACTTTTACTTTTCTTAATTCACCTAATGCAGCTGAAGCTGAGTAAGCACCATCAAAGTTTACATCTCCCCAAGACGCAGTTGTTACAGTTGCAGTCAATACAGAAGATACTTTATCATTTACTGTGTATCCAAATCTACCTGCACCATAAAGACCACCTTCAACTTCTTGAGTAGAACCTAATTTGTTACCACTAGGTGCTAAGTTGTCTTTACCAAAAGTACCACCATTACCGAATAAAGAACCAGAAGCACCTGTAGCACCATTTGGTCTCTTTGTATCGTTAGTAGAACCATATTTGAAATCCATGTAGAAAATAAGACCAGAAGGTAAGTTCATTGGTTGAACTGAAACGAATTCTTTCGCTGCAATTGAACCGAAGATTCTTCTTACTAATGGTAAAGC